AACTCCATTCAGAAAACTGCAAAAGAAGAGGGTGGAGAAAACGAAAAGATTGCATCGTTGATGCAGGACAAGGACGTTGTCAATGCGGTCAATGTGTTGAAGGCAAAAGGTCTCCTGTAATCCTTAACGGAACTAGGGAAGCAAAATGCTTTTCAAAGAAACCAATCTCGGCCGACTGATCCTTGAGAATATTCCCATGGAGAAGTCGGCTGGGAATAAAATCAAAGTCGACCCCCAAGCTGTGGCTAAAATAGCTGACGGTTTGGATAAGGTTGCATCGTACGAATACAACTCTCAGGTCTATCAAAATGTTCAAGAGATGATGAAAATTGCCTCGAGTTGTATTCGTAATCTCAAATCCGCTTTTGAGGATTCGTTGGAAAAACAGGCTCAGCTGGAAAAGGCTGCCGAAATCCGCGTAATCGTGGAAGATATGGCATTACAAGGTTTCCTTGGTGAGCATGATGTCCATGAGAAAGTTGCCGAATTGATGAGCCAATCAAAAGAGCGACTTGAAATTGTTAAAGAAGCTATTAAATTAGCTGGCAGCGGAAAGAGCACGAATATCTTTTTTAACGACGAACCTTCTATTTCAAAGACCGCAAGTTCGAAGCGGGGAATGTTCGATTCGATCATCGATTTTTAAATTAAACCAAGGAGACAATCATGTTGGAACTTTTAACCCCGATGGTAAAACTGGAACGTGTTACCAGGTCCATCGATCCCGCAACTTTTGTTGCGGCTCCCGGTGTCTGGGCGCAAGTTCAGGCCGACGGATCTCTTCTGAATGTTCTGGCTGGTGTCAATGCCAAAATCAACAAGCTCGTAATTGGCAGCGCGTCCACCAACGTCTATGAATCTCATGATGTTGAAGTTGGCCGCATCACCACCATGGAATCGCATGGTATTCGCGTGAAAGTCGATACCGCAGGGTATACCGGAACGCCGTCGCAGGGTGATATGCTCGTTGTGTGCAGCGAAGCTCTGAAACTTGGAAAACTCGTTTCGACAGCAACTGCCGTTGGTGGAACGTATGAAATTGTGGCGCGCGTGGAAGAAGCGTATCTGTCCAGCGGGTACATCATTTACCGTACCCTCTCACCAATTATGGTTACCATCTAAGTAAAGTTTTGATGGTTATCGTTAATTTAAAAGAAAGGTAAGGTAAACATGTTTGAAATTCTTACTCCCCTGGATAAAGTAGAGCGCGTATCGCGTTCAATTAACCCGGCGACTTTTGTTGCCACTCCTGGAATCTGGGCCCTTCTGTACACTGATGGCTCCCTCGTCAATGTCGCAGCCACCGTGAACAATATCATCAACAAGCTCGTTATCGGCAGTGCGTCGGCCAGCATCTACGAATCGCATGATGTTGAAGTTGGCCGCATCGCAACGATGGAGAGTTTTGGTGTTCGGTGTCAGACAGATTCGCAAGGTTTCACGACAGCCCATGGCGTACCGGTTATCGGAGACATGCTTGTTGTGAGTACCAATGCAGCAACCCTCGGCAAGCTCATTCCTCTCCGCCTTTCGACCCCCGGAACATACGAGGTTGTCGCAAGAGTTGAGGGTTGGACATTGGCCACAGGGGTTGTGGTGTATCGGACATTGTCGCCCGTAATGGCGACCAATGCAAGCAGCGCATCTTCGTCTGCGTCGCCATCAACAAGCCCGTCGGCTTCAACGAGCCCGTCGAGCTCCGTGAGTCCGTCGCCGTCATAATAATAGTGGTCGCTGGTGATGAAAGTTACCAGCGATCATTTAACGTGAAAGGATCATATCATGTTTGAAATTTTGACCCCCATGGATAAGGTAGAACGCGTATCGCGCAAAGTTGATGCGTCTACGTTTTTTATCACAGCCGGGATGTGGGCTTATGTGGCTGACGACGAATCTCTCGTGAATATTATTACCGGAACAAACAAACCGGTTAACAAACTCGTTATCACGACTGCATCATCCAACATTTACGAATCTCACGATGTAATGGTTGGAAGAATCACCACCATGGAAAGTTATGGAGTCAGGTGCAAACTTGGTTCCACGCTGTATACCGGAACACCCATTCTTGGTGATTACATGGTTGTGAGCAGCGCTTCTGGTACAGAGGGGAAACTTGTACCGATTCGCGTTTCGGCAATTGGGACGTACGAAGTTGTTGCCAAGGTTGAAGAAGTGAACAACACCGATGGCTTCATTGTCATTCGCACTCTGTCGGCAACGATGGACTCGAATGATGTGAGTGCTTCGGCTTCTATCAGCCCGTCGGGATCGAGAAGTCCTTCTGGATCAAGAAGTCCTTCATCGAGCACGTCGGCTTCAACAAGTCCGTCGTCAAGTGCATCAGCCTCTGTTAGTCCGTCGGCATCCCAGAGTCCTTCGTCAAGTGCGTCGGCCTCAATAAGCCCGTCGGCATCGAGTAGTGTATAAATAGTGTTCGGGGAAAGGGGTCGACCCGTATCGACCCCCGCTTAACTGGGCGTATCAGTTAAAAAAACTAAAGTTCATCTAAACCAAATTACAAGGAGCGTCTATCATGATGAGAGACCTGTCTGCAATCCAGTTCAACGAAGCCTTTCTGGACAAAGTTGCAACGATCGAAGGCCAAGCTCAGCTGACCGAAGCCGGCCGCCAGTACGTCAAGACCGAACTGCAGGAAGCCGCGTTCTCACGCGCCATCATCCCGCAGGAACCGATCACGACATCCGATTGCCAGCGCAACATCAACGACAACTCGCTGTATGTCATTCGTGACATCGAGCCCGATGCCGCAGCTGTTGGCGTTGACAACCTCGGCGAGCCCAACGGTAAGTACGTCAAGGGCGAACGTTACATCATACCGATCATCAACTTCTCAACCAGCCGATTCCAGATCACGGTTGAAGATCTTCGTGCCTACCAGTACAAGATCACGAAACGTATCGAGGACAAATCGGTTCCCGTGCTCGAGAAGCTCGAAGACAAGTTCTTCCTTCGCCTGATCGGTGCCGCCGTCGCCGTTGCGACTGCCACGACCTGCAAGGCCGTAAAGTACACCGGTTCGCCGACCACCGACCTGGAAATTTCCACCCGCGATATCGTCAAGATCAAGAACACTCTTGCCTCCGGTATCAACGGCAGCGATGCAAAGCGCAAAGAAGTTGGCTGCATCCTGATGTGTCAGGAAATTTTCGAGACCGCAGTCATTCTGCCGAGTGCCGGCGATGATTTCGGTAAAGACCGCGTTCTGAATGGGATTTCTTCGGACACCCTGTTCGGCACCAAGGTCGTTCGGACCATCAAGAGCGATATCCTTCCCCAGGGCCACATGTGGGCCTTCACGACCCCGGACTTCCTCGGTCACAACTTTTCGCTGGGCGATCCGAACTTCGAAATCAAGTCGAATTTCGGCCTCATCGAATGGCAGACCAAGGAATCAATTGCCATGGGTATCGGAAACGCTCTGTCGGTTGCTCTCCTTACCCTCAAGGGTTCGGTTGCACCGGCCACATCGACCAATCTGGAGATCACGACCTCCGGTACCGTCGACGCTGCAATTTCGACATACTACGCCTCTCTGAAGGTGTAATATCCGAAAGATACGGTGGATGTTTTTGTAACGATAAAGGCCTGGCCCCAACTGGGTCGGGCCTTTTTAACTTAAAGTGAGGGCTTTATGGCATTAGATATCGCGACATACACGGCAGCCCTGAGAGACTTCATAAAAGATCATGAGGCGTTCAATAGACTTCTGAAATTTGAAAAAGAAAATGAAGATAGTTATCTTCGTCTTTATCTTGACATGGCGATGGGTTTCCTCAACGCTATTCCCCCATACATTGGCCCATTTGGTTGGGACACTTTTCCAGTTCCAAATTTGATAATTCATCAGGCGACAATCGAGTGTCTGATTTCAAATAGTATTGTGCAAGCCAGAAATGAATTGGCTTATAATAATGGCGGCATAACTGTAAAGATCTCCGATGGAAACAGGTATCTTAATATTTTACAGATACTTTACAGAGCGACGGACATGGAGATCAAAACTTTGACGCAGATTAAGATCGCAATTAACATACAGAATGGCTACGGTGGTGTTAGTTCTCCTTATTCGTATTTGCACGGGAGATCTGCGATTCTTAATCCAAATAGTATATTGGCTGGATGATAAAAGCAACACTTTAATAGGAGAATAATCATGAAACAATTTACGAAACAGGCTGCTTGTGCTGCTGGAAAGTCAGCCGCAAAAACTGCTGTGAGGCAGTCCAAATATATGAGAAAGACAGCCGAGGATAGCGCAACATTCAACGAGACTGTTCCCCAGATTACCCCCAACCAGCCACAGAATGAGTTCTATGGGAATCAGGGAAATCTGCAGCCCTATAAGAAAACAAATGTAGGGCAGGCTGGGCAGCAGGATCAATTCGCAGCTGTGCCGGCTGGTTACGAAGATCAGCAACAGCAAATGGGGCCTGAAATGCAAGGAGCCCCTCCCGAAATGATCGGTGCAGCACAATCATTCCTTGGGCCCGAAGTGATGCAAGCAGCATCTCAGGGTGACCCGGCGGCAATGGATCTCGTCGCAAGAACCGCTGCCCATGTCGGCATGAACTTTTCCAATATGATGTCCAACCAGGCCATGGCTGGTCAGCCCCAGGATATGGAAGCTGGTCAAATTGAGGGAGCCGCTGCTCCCGAAATGGCACCGCAAGGTATGTCCACACCTGAGGAGGATATCGTCAATGAACTTGTTCCAAACGTTCCAGCTCAACCCCCTATGGGAGCCCCAGGACAGCAGCCTCCACAGCAAGGCCAGCAACCACCCCAAGGACAGCAACCTCCCCAGGAACAGCCCGCAGAGGGTCAGGAGGGCCAAGAAGGCCAGGAGGGGCAAGAGGGTGACGGAAAAGGAAAGCCTCCGTTTGCAGCAGGAAAAAAAGGACAGGGAGGAGATGAGGATGATATGCCAGACCATATCGATCTCAAGACAGTTGCAAAGCTTATCAACCTCGCCAAAGCTGGAAAGATTTGATCTTGTAAAAAATTCAAATCGGATGTAATATTAAGGCAGCAGTTTGCTGCCTTTTTCGTTTAGAAGTATATTTGTTGACGAGGTATCTATGTATTTCACCAGCATTGAAGTCGTCAAAACCCGCGATAACTTTTTTTACGTCGCATGGGACCTCGCGCCAGACCCGTCGGCATCATCTTCAACATCACCATCGTCCTCTGAATAGTTATCAGCATCAATTTCTCAATCATTATCAGTGTCGGCATCAACATCTCCATCTTATTCTGCTTCAGAATCA